TATTAGCGTGTTCAGCAAGAATAGATTTTCTACCATCCAATTTTGTGTCCAGTAAACGTGAAAGCAATTTTGATTTTCCAATTCCAGGAGCACCCATGAACGCGAAAGCCACTGGCTCTACACGCAAACAGGATCCATCCCTTACTTGAATTATCTCATGTGCCAGCACATCGTATTTCCGTTTCAGATCAGTCAATTCTCTCAGCATAAAGTTGTCGTATTCTTTGGAGTTTACCATAATTTTGTTAATAATGTCTCTGAGGGATTCATTAGATTTTGAAAATTGTTTCCATAGTTTCTGTTTAATAAAGCGGGCCGGTCGTTCATTATAAGTTGCCTCATAATGTGCATAGTCGTCAATCAGTTGGAATATTTCTTTCCGAAGTAAGTCAAACATCTTCATTTTGGGATTTTCCAAAATTTTCCATTCATGGAGCACTTGTTGGAACAAGTCTGTGATCTCCTGAATAGCTTTACCTTCACGCAAAGCTTCGAAAATTTTGAAAGATTTCAAAAAGCTGTTAGGGGATAGCCGGGTCAATAGTGTCGCAATCGAGGTGATGAGTTGGAACGTTGCAGATTGTTCATCAAAGAAGCCATCCTTAACTTCAGTTAGTTTTTCTAAGATCTTATTTCTAATGACCTCAGAAAATCCAAGAAGTTCAGAGAGTAACGAGATGTTACCTATAACGTCCACAAGTGATGTCGCATTCCAGAGTTTATTAAGCACAAAAATAATGGAGAGGAATTTTGTCTTAATGTTCGTTTTGAGATTCTCGAAGAATGAAGCTTGCGTTGCAAAAGCATTGTAAGCTGCGGTTCCTCTAATTTCATCCATCATGTCGCTAACCTTTGTCAGGATTTCGTTGGCTTCTTTGGGGATGCCAGCTAGTCCGGTTAGTAAGTCAGGGGTTGCATTCAGTAACAGTTCAGTCATTTTCTTAGAGTTGTCAATGAGTCCACATAAGTTGTCGTATGATTCTATTTGTTCCACAAACACTAAAGGTCTATCGGTGTGTAGGTGGTTGAATAAGGCAATATCGTTAAGCAAAATTTTAGCATTGAATTTAAGAATGTTAGATTGAATTTTAGAATTTGAATTTTTCTTTAGTTTGAATTGTAATATGAAAGTTTCGTAACAACAGTGATCAAGTTCTCTTATAAAGGCAGTTAGTAAATAGTGATATTTAGAATGAATATTTTCATAAAGTGAGTGAAGCTCACCAGAGTCAAATAATTTAATAAACAGGTCATAATTATCCGTGTATAGTTTCTGAAGGATACTATCCACTAATGGTGTCGATTTAAGATTTGATTTGTAATGTTTATCTTCAAAGAATGGCATGTAATCACCAAGTGTGATTTGTTCATCAAAAGTCGGTTTGTGAGAAGGTCTGTCAAAAGCGTGAAATGTGTATGTTGGCGGTTGTTTGAATTTGTAATTTTGTCCATTAATGTACTGAATTAAATGATCAATGTTATGTCCGTGTTCAATGCATCTGTCAATATAGTGTAATCTAGCGTCTTGTGTTGAAATGTATGGGTGTTTCGGTTGAGATTTCTTCTCTCTTTTCAATATGCGGAAGGCATACTCAAAAGCGTAATCTTTAGTGTTATTTGAAGTTACTTTATATAATTTACCAATATTTCTGTAGAAAAAGTCAAATAGTTCTCTGTTATTATACATATGTTCTAATAAAAATTGGGTGTATTTTGGAATATCTACGTTAAATGAGGGTTCTTCCCATGTGTTAATAATTGGTG